GGCGGGGCTGCCCGTGAGAGGCACCCCCCGTGGGAAGGACCCGTGACCACCCCTGACCGGTCGAGCTTTAAGCCCCCCCCAGCAGGCGGCCGAGCTCGTGAGCGAGGCGCTTCGCCAGCACGACGGGCACAACCCGATAGAACGTGGTCCTGCTTTGATCCTTCGGCAGTTCGCGAGGGATCGCCGGACCGAACAGTTTGTGAAGCGGGAAGCGCGCCTTACCCTTCCTCACGTATACATTTCCGCCCAGACCACCCTTTTTCGGAATGAACGTGTGCCGGAACACCCGACGCTTTCCCCAAGGCGCAGCCGACACACCATTGCGCGTCTGACGCGCATCGAATTCCTTGAGTGGCATGAAGCCACCACGCGCCACGATCGCCGCCGATAGAGCGCCTGCAGAGGCACGCGATATGAACAGCGCCTTCCCCACATTGCGTGCGCCGAGCCCCGTCTGCGATGCGAGCGCGGCGGTCAACGCCGTCTTGGTCTCACCGGCCGTTCGGTTCAATGCGCGCGCTGCCGCAACGGGTTCGTTCTTGCCGACGATCACCAGGATATCGCCCAGCTTCGCAATTCGCGTGGTGTCGATCCGTAAGTCGACGAGACCTCCGATGCCGATCCCGGATCCGCGCATATCTCCGGTTGAACGGGCGCCGCGCAGACCGCGACCAACGACCATGCCTGAAATCAGTCCGTCCTTAGCCATGACGCACCCTTCCCCGCATCACGGCGAGTCGTTGCGCTGCGGCGGCTTTCAGCGATCCGTTGCGGGCGTCCTGCGCAAAGGTGCGGCCGGCAAATGCGACCTGATGCGCGGCCTGCCGCAGGTCTCCCGCGCGCGTCGCTGCCACCGCTTGGCGCAGCGCGATCGTGCGCTCGGCACAGCGGCACGCCATGATCTAACCCCGCACGGCGCGCTGACGGACCGGATCGAGCCGGCGCGCCAAGGCCGCGCGCTCAATCACAGCGTTTCGATCAAGCGCGGTCACCATGTCGGCCGGGACGAACATCCGTAACCGCGACGCACCGCCGTTCGGAATGATCACCTCGAACTCGCGATCGAACACGTCGCCGACGCGTGCCAACACATGCACGTCGTCTCCGGGCTGCAGGTCGACCATGGAATGTTCCTGAATAGGTTGCCGCCGTTTGCCGGTCGCAATTGAAACCGAAACCTGTCCCGAGGCCGGATGCGATCGGCGGGCCCAGGCGGCACGCCCCCACGAAACTGAAAAACGTCATCCAACACGTGTGAGCACTACCCGACGATCAGCGCATGACGAGCCTCCGAAAAAGCGAAACCCGGCGCGCCGTGGCCGCCGGGTCTTGTTCGTCCCCTTTTGGTACTGTTCTGGTGTATGTCAAGCCTACCGACCCCGTCAAGGTGGACACCTGACATAAGCCTACTTTCAGACCATCTATCGCGCCGTCGCGAGATAATCCGACAATGTGCGATTGTCGTTGTGCCGCGCGGCCTTACCGATCGGCGTGCGCAGCGGAGACCCAGCACGCGGCCGATCCGCAGCGTTAATCTTTCGTAGAGGAACAAGACTTTCCACGATGCGCGGCGCAGCCTCGACAGGCGCGTCAGACCGCCACGGCTCAGCCGGTGCCGACGGACCGACCGGACGATGATCGGCGAGTTCGCCCTCGAGGCGATCACGCAAGGCCGCAAGCGCCTGGTGCCACACATGCCATTCAGCACGTGCGATACCTATCTCGCCGGCAGACGGATCATCGTACGCCAACGGACAATAGGCGCCGATCGTATAGCGGTTCGAAGCCTTACACTCGCCCACCAGCACCGGCCGTCCGTCGCGCGTCAGCATCTTGCGCGGCCTGACCTCACCAGCGTTCCAATTCGGCCGTATCCCCTGCGCGGCGCAACTCATGATCAGCGCGATCGGGTTGAACGACAACGCCAGCACGTCCGGCATGCCCAGGAATGCCACCCCGGCGAGATCGTCGCCGAACAGCGCGGCGGCCGAGGCCGCTTCGGAAACCGACAGTCGCGACGGAAGTTCGCGCACCGCCCTCCCAATAATGACCGCATCGCCGTGCGGCTCGCCCGGCACCCGGCCGAGGCCGTCGCCCGGTCCGCCACGCCACGAGAACGTGTCGACGCGCGTTCCGAGCGCGCAGTAGGCCGAGATCGCCTGCCACGAACTCGCCGCCACCGACATCCCTTTCGGCAATTCCTCACGCACCGCCCACTGCACCAGCTTTTCGATATCGACCGCCTTACGTTCATCGCTCATGTCTGCCCCTGTAGATCGATGGGTGACGGATGGTGACGGGTTGGTGACGCATCATTTTTGATCCGTCACCCTGTTTTCTTTTTTTATATCATATATTTACCTCATGGGTGACGGATGGTGACGGATTAAACAGCCCTATACGCATAAGAAAGTTTTTCAAAAAGGTCTCCCCCGAACCCCGCTTGCATATACGTATGCGCGCGAAAAACGCGTCACCATCCGTCACCCGTCCTTCAAACTATTGCACCGCCTTGCTTTTCATGGGTGACGTATCAAAAATGATGCGTCACCCACCCGTCACCATCTGTCACCCGGCACGCATTTTCATACCGGAACGTCATAATCCGCCGGGTCCGCGGGCGGCGGCGACTCGGATTTGGAGATTATAGGCACGTCATGAAGCTTAACCCAGACATAACGACGCGTCGTTTTTGTCCGGTCTCGCTCGTATCCCTTCTGCGACATGATGCCCGCAAAGCCTTTTTGCTTGAACGGCAGCACGCTGTTCGCATCGCACCAGGCGATGTAGGCGCGATAGACGTCATGCGCGGTTTCCGACGGGATGTCGCCGCCGGCCGCTCCGGCCTGCGGGTCGAGCCGCTCGATGCACTGCGCGATGAAACAGCCGACCGGGTCCATTTCCTCCCGGTACGCTTCGGTCGCCTCGATCACCTCCTGCGGCGGCTTCAAGCCGTCGTTGAGATAGGCGAGCGCGCCCTCGATCAGCCAATTCAGGATGCCACTCGCCTCCTCGCCATAGAGCTCCTCGATCACCTCGGTGATCGGCCGCTTCTCGGCCTCCGGCATCGTCACCGGCCACAGCACCAGCCGGATGCGCCGCCAGATGCCGTAGTCAACGCCACCGATCTGCGGCTTGTAGTTGCCGCTCATGAACAGCTTGAAGACCGGATAGAATTCGAAAAAGTTGCCATAGTTGTGCCGCGCGAGCATCGGCTCGCCGCCGGTCAGCGACTTGATCAGTGATTCCTTGAGCGGCGTGCCGCGCTCCGATTCGGTCACCCGCACCGCCCGCGCTGCCGGAAGCCGGGCAATGTCCGGCGACGCCTGCGCGCCCTGCTTCATGCCGTCTCCGGCAATCGATTCGTACTGCAGCACCTGCGAATAGTCGCCAAGCACCTTGCAGACCAGGTCGAGGAACGTCGATTTCCAGTTGGCGCCGGCGCCGTAGTTGAAGATCAGGCACTGCTCGCCCGCTAGACCTGTCATCGCGTATCCGGTGTAGCGCTGCAGGAATTCGCGCGTCGGCCGGTTCGGCTGAAACCGTTCGAGACAGGCGCAGAACTTCGGTGCCTTGATGTCCGGATCGTAGGTGACCGGCGCCAGCTTGCTGATGCGATCGTCCTGCCAGTGCGGCCGCAGCACGACCGCCCACTTCGTGCGGTCGGCGTCGGGATCGGGACACTCGTCGTCCTTGACCTGCACGAAGCGTAGCGTCCCGTTGGCGACGTTGAACGCCAGCGGATCGCCGTCGAGCGCGTCCGGTGCCACCGAGATGTGCGGCAGCGCCTGGTCGATCATCGCCCTGATTCGCGTTCCGTTGCCGGACGACACCGCGAATCGCCGGCGGGATATCTGCCGGTCGGCGAGCGCCTCGCGCGCATCGGTGCCGGCGCCGCGGACGCGCTCCAGTTCCCGCAGCCGCGACTTTTCCGCGTCGGTGCGGTTTTTCTTCTGGTCGAGCTCGATCCACTCGCCGCGCACGTCGTCGGCCGCATCGATCGCGCGCTGCTCAGCCTGCGTCGCTGCCAGATGGTTTGCCTCGATCGCGATGCGCGGCGCCGTTCGCTGCGCAGCCAGCGTCACGAGTTCGTCGCCACCCTCCTTGCGCCAGCGCTTGCCATCCCAAGCGTGCCAACCGACGTCGCGCACGTGCAGCAGCCCGTCGCCGAAATGCCGGATCAGGCGCTGTCCGTTGCCGGTGTCGTTCTGCGGCTCCAGCGCGCACGCGGCGAGAACGCCGTGCGGAATCCGGTCAGCGTCCGGCGGGTCGTTCCCAATGTCGCCGGCAAATTCGTCGTCGTACTCCGGTGCAGGTGACGTGTTCGGATTTTCGACGGCTTCCCCATCAACGGGGCTCCGGGCCGGCGAGGCGGCCAAGGCGGCGTCGAATCCAGACGCGATCACGTCGGAAAGGTCAGTCTCGGGCATTTTCTACCTGCAGCACGTCGTCGAAGTCTTTTCCGGCCGGCGACCATACAAACCGCACCTTGCGGCCGCGCCGCGCGTAGCGGGCGGCGGCGCGCTCGAGCGTCGTCTCGGTCAAGAACCGGTCGCTGGTCGAATCGCCGAGCAGCACGAGCTCGACGACGGAATCCGGGATCACGATGGCTGGCGCCGACAAATCGGGCTCCGGGCTGGGCACCCGGCGGGTGCGGCCACGCGCGTCCTTGTCGCTCGGATGCGGCACACTGTCGACCGCGCGGCCGCCCATGTTGCCGAGGTCGAGCGACGTCCAGAACGCCGTGTCGGCGATATCGATCGCGCGCGCCTCGAGGTTGATCAGCACGGCGAGTGTCTTCTCAATGCCCTCGCCAATGACCAGGCGCCGCGGCTCCTTGATCGACACGAGCTCGATGTGTCCTCCGGCCACGCTGCCGCGGAATTTCTTGGCGTTGAGGAACTCGCCCGGTTCCTCCGGGTCTGGAATCAGCACCTTGCCCTTGGGCGTCGCAAGATCGATGAACGTGAAGTGCAGGCCGGTAAACCGCCCGGACGGCCCAATGATCGGCGCCAGCATGGCCGGACCGCGATGCAGGATCGTGTGGCCCTCGCCGCCATCCGCATAATATGGCGCGTCGAGCCAGCACCGCAGCCGGCCGAGACCGGCCCGCGGCAGACGGCCCAGGCGCTTGACCAGATAGCGCTCGGCCGGCGTGCCGCCGATCGGCGCGGCCTTGCACAAATAGTTCCACAGGCGGCGCCGTTCGCTCTCGCGATATTCTGCCGCCTGGCGCTCGCGCGCGGCGCGCTTCTGCTCGCGCGCATCGTCGGCGGCCGCACGGGTTGCGGCGTCGACCACGGGTGCGCCGCCGAGCCAGTCGATCGCCTCCGGGAACGTCTTGCCCTCGACCAGTTGCACCAGCCGGATCACGTCGCCTCCGTCGGCGCACACCGCGCAGGCCCAGCGGTTGTCGGAAAAAACCTGGAACTTGGTCGCGGACTTCTTGCCGCGATCACTCGAGCAGATCGGGCACGGACCGACGTAGCCCTTGCCGTGTCGCCGCAGGCGCACCCACTTCGCAGCCACCTCGGCAACCGGATAGCGGTCGCGGATCTCGTCGATCTGCTGCGCCGTCAGCATCAGTGCGATCCCGCCTTGCCGAATTCCATCCGGATCAGCCCGGCCGACGCCAGGCGCCGCAGCGCCGCGGCGACCTGCATGCGCGTGAGACCGGTGATCGTCACGATCTTGTCGCCCGTGATGGTACCGCCGCCGCGCACAGCGTTCGCGATCTCGTCGGCCACGAGCTGGTCCTCGCGCGTGAAGTCAGTCGACGACGTCATTTGCGGATCTGTTGTTGCCCATCAGTGACGGCGGCGCGGCCTTCCCGCGTCACGCGCCACATGTCCTTGATCGCCGCCGACGCGCTTGGCACGAGCCACCCAGCGCGGACCATTGGGAGCGCGTCGATAGCGCGCAAGAAGCCAACCCCGCCGTCGTGATCGACGATGATCCTGAGCATCTCATGCTGTTCGGGAGTTGGTTTCATGGCGCGATCCTCGCTTATCAGTGCCTCAAGTCGGCCTCTGCTATCGCGCAGAGGAAGTCGCATGCAGGTTGGATTGGATCGCCGGTTGGCCATCCTTCTGGGATTTCGTCGATGAACCGGCGCTCGCCGTCGATCCGACACAGGCGCACGTCAAGCTCCCTCGCCAGCCGCGACATTCGGTCGAACTCGACCGGGAAGTGCTGGCGCATCCGCGCCCAATAGTTCGGGCTGGTCGCCTTTGGACAGGGGATACAGTTGTTGTTGGTGAAGCCGAGTCGGTACATGGCCGGAACCTCGATCCCGGCGCGATCTACCATCGCGATGGCGGCTTCCTTGGTCAGCCCCCTGTCGATCAGGGGCGTCCTGATCTCTAGCTCGGGATAGGTCTCCCGGAAGCGGGTCGCTCGTTCCACGTCGGCCGCATCCGCGGTGTAGCCGAACACATGAACGTCGGTTGGTCGCTGGAACAGCAGGCGCGGCGACACCTTCATCTCGACGGTGCATGGCGCTCCGTTGATGCCGGCGATGTAGCGCCTGCGCTCCCACACGTCCCAGGTGTCGGCGTATTCGTCCGATCGGATGCGGAACACCCGGCGGCCGAACCACCGCTCGCAGTCGAGCAGGAACCGCTTGTTGTCGGCGTGCTCGACGCCCGTCTCGCAATAGACCGGGATTGCCGCCTCCAGCTTCGTGGCGACGGCGGATGCGGCGCCGCAGGAAAACCAGCCTATCGTCCGTCGCTCAATCATTCCCGGCCTGTTCCTGACTGCTCATGATGACCGGGAGCCGGAACGTGCTCGGGGACTTCCGGTAGGTCGCGCCAATCTGTCGGATCAGGGTTTTCGATGCCTTCCGGTCGCGCCACGTATGTCCACGCTCCGGCGTCGTCGAAGCACGTCTCGCAAATCCAGTCCCCACCTGGGATCACGCGCACATCTTCGCGCCGGAACACCGCGCTCTCCGGGCTTTCCTCCTCGCAGCATTTGCATGCGTAGTAGATCGTTCCCATTTGGTCCCCCTTCGATCGTGATCAGGTAGCATCGCCGAAAAGATCGGCACTTGCGGGTCTAGTGAAGGGGGCTCCGCCGGGGCAATCCAACGTCACCATCGGATCGCGCTCACCGCAGCGGATGAGCAGCCCTCCAGCCCCACGGCGGAGTTTCTCATTCATGACTTGCCGCCGGCAACAACGTCGAGCAGAGGAGCAACAGGTTCGATCGGCTCAATTCCCTCCGCCTCACAGCGCGGACAGGCAAAATCACCGGCATTGTCGATCGGCACGAGCACCTCAAGGATCGTCGCGACACGTCCGCAATGCGGGCATTTCCACCGCTTCGCCATCAGCGCCTCGAAATTGGGATCGTATCCAGCCGCGCGTTTGCGCCGCACCAGTTCTTCGATCGTCGGATCTGCCTTCGGCATCCTATTCCTCCGCTGCTTTCGCAGGTTGAGTGGCGGGGTTTGGCGGGCACTCCGGTTCTTGGTCATCTTCCCAAATCTCGCCCGTATTTTCGCACAGCCAGCAGTCCATCCCAGTCTCGTCAGGTTGCCATCCACCGCACAGCGGACAAAGGCGCAGCATGGCTAGCCCTCCCTGCTCGGAGCTTTCTCACCGTCACTGACGGACGTTACTTCGTCGGGCGCGCCCTCGGTGATGTCGATGCCGTTGAAGAAGTAGTGGCCGCATCCCATGACGCAGGCGAAAAGAAAGTCGTCCGCCGTGTCTTCAAGAAAATGAGCGTGCGCCGGGTTGCAGTTCCAGCACGTTCGCATTGCCGGGAGCGCATCGCTTTCGTCCATCATCTTGAGCGCGGTGCGGCGGGTGGCGGCCAGTTCGTCCGGTGTAGCTTCACGGGAAACCACCTCTCCGTCCTTCAGCGAATAGACCTTGTTCATAGTTGTTAATCTCCCCTCAGTACCAAGCGCTCCGGCACTACCGACTTTCAGGTGTGGCCGCATGCTCAGTCCCTTGCTTTTTCGCCCGTGCGCGCCGGAATCGGCGGCGGGCCGCTGCGCGAGAGTTCGATCAGGCGCGTGCGCAATTCGGCGTCGGCGATCAGCCAGTCGATGATGCACACAATCGCTTCGTAGACCGCGACCCGTTGCGCCTGCACGGCATCGTCCGGCGGCTTGACGTCGTAGCCGTCGGCCTGGAACAGGTCCGTGAGCCGGCGCGCGGCGCGGTGCGCGGCATCGATCCGCGCAAACTCGGCCTCGATCACATCGCGCATGACGCGGTAGGAAACGGCCATTATGGCTTCCCTCCCGTCCTGCCCGGACATCCGGGGCGCCGCGCCTGGTCGGCAACCATGCGGTCGAACCGCTCCAGCCGCGCCGCACGGGTATCCTCGACCATCGCCGGATCGTCGCAGGCAACCCGGCCTCCGGTCGGCAACACGCCGATCGCCTCGAACCAGTGCGACGCCCGCATGCGCAGGCCACGCTTCGCCGCGTCGATATCCTTCGCCGGAAATTGCTGGCGCGCCAGCGCCGGCGGCGGCATCGGCAGGTGCAGCCAGAACACCGCGCTGGCCCCGTGCGCGAAATGCCCCTCGACGATCTCGCCGGCGACGACACCCGGCGCGAGCTCGCCGAGGATGCGGCCGCTCGGCGCGGTGACGAAGGTGAGCGTCGGTCGCGACATGGTTCACGCCTCGGTGGCAACCCGCAGAGTGTCCGGATCGAGATAGAACACCGGCTTTCCGGCGGCCGCGAAGGTGTCGATCTCGTGCCGGATGCCGTAGCTGTCGCGCCAGGTCGGCAGCATCGCCACCACCAGCACGTCGGCCGCATCCATCATCGCGCTGTCGAAGGGCAGCCAGATGTCGTGCGCCAGCGGATCGATCTGGCCGTAGATCGCGATCGGGTGCGTGTGCGCGATCGGCGAATAGCAGCGCGCGCCCGCCTGCAGCAGCCGCGCGGCGGTCTTCGCCGCCATCCGGAACGCCGCCTCGATGCCGTTCGGATACTTGCTGTACGGCGTCGCGAGATAGCAGAGACGCGCATCCTTAAGCCGTTGCATTAGCCTGATCCCCCATGATCGAAAACAAGTCCTGCGGCGCGCGGTCGATCGCCCTCAGGTTCTTCACCGCCTGCCGCCAGTACGACGGCTTGAGCTCGGCGCCGACCGCGCGGCGCCCCATCTGCACGGCCACGACCAACTCGGAACCGATGCCGGCGAACGGCGAAAACACGACGTCGCCCGGGTTGCTCCACAGGTCGACGCATCGACGGATCACGGTCAGCTGCAGCGGCGCGATGTGCTTCTCGTCCGGCTCGTCACGCGCCTCGCGCGGAGACAGCACGTCGCCCTGCGCGATATCCATCCAGAACGGCTCGGCATAGCGCTGCCACACCGCGACCGAATACCAGCCGTCTCCAGGCCGCAGCCGCTCGGTGCCGCGCCAAGCGCTTTCGACCACCAGCGCGCCGTCCGGCGCCGCTTCGTTGCCGTAGTAGGCGTCGAACGGCCCGGAGATCGGCTCCGGGTTGTCGCCCGGCTTGCGCATGGTCACGACGTAATCGGGGATCGCCATGCGCGACAGGCTCGAATCCTTGACGATCTGCTTGTGCAGGAGCCCGAGTGCCTTCGACCGCTGCATCGCGGCCACCGGATCCTTGCGGATGCCAACCTCGGAATGAAAGTAGAAGCCGGCGGCCTGGTGCGCGCGGATGATCTCGCCGCGGAAATCCCGCACGCCGATGAAGCCGTCGCGCAGCTTCGACGTCGGCAGGTTCATGCAGTGGATCGAGACCAGCCGGCCCGGCTTGGTGATCCGGAAGCATTCCGCGATCAGGAACCGATAGTGCGCCCAGAACTCCTCCGAGTTCCGGCAGTTGCTCATGTCGCGCGGATCGTCCGAGAACGTGTAGAGGCTCTCGAACGGCGGCGAATAGATCGTATATCCGACCGAATCGGCCGGCATGCCGCGCGCGACCTCGCAACAGTCGCCGTTCCATACGTGCCAGTCCGGCCCCGACCCTTCGTCGGCCACCTTCACGCCATCGATCACGTCAGCCATTGCGGAACCCCCATCGGCAAATCATGCAGCGTGAACGTCTGCGCAGCGGCGCCGTGCAACGCGCGGGTCGACAGGTCGCGCATGTGCTCGACCAGCGCCTCGGCCATCGCCTCGGCCGCGCGTTCCTTGTCCTCGAGGTTGGCGACGACCGCGCCCTCGATCTCCGACGCGATCATCCAGGCCGTGACCGGCTTGGTCTGGCCGAACCGCCAGCAGCGGCGGACCGCCTGGAACAGCTGCTCGAAACTGTCATTCAGGCCGACGAACACCATGTCGGCGCAGCGCTGGAAATTCATGCCCCATCCGGCGATCGACGGCTTCGACACCAGGACGCGGATCCTGCCGTTGGCGAAGCCGAGCAGCCGCTCGGCCTTGACGGCCGGATCGTCGCTGCCCTTGACCTCGACGGCGCCGGGAATGGCGTCCACCAGCGCCTGCGACTCGCTGTTGAGGTTGCACCAGACCAGCCACGTCCGGTCGCTCGCCCCGTTGACCAGATCGGCCGCGGCAGCGACCCGCGCGCCGACGCTGTCGCGCCGCGCGGCCAGACGCTCCGACAAGGTCTGCGCCTCGAGCGGAAACAGGAACCCGGTCCCGAGGCTCGGCGCATAGTCCACCGGCACCGTGATCTGGCGCTTGACGAGCGGCGGAAGATCGTAGCCCGGATCGTCATAGCCGAGGTCGCGCGGATGGCGGATCATCACCGACCAGGTCGACATCCAGCGCCAGAAATCGGTCGCGGCGTGGCCTTTGAGCCGCCAGTCGGCGATCCCGGTCTGCTTGCCGTGGTTCTGCACGTTGGTGGCCCGGATCGAGCCGTCGTGCACGAACCACGTCGCCAGCATTTCCTTCTGCGTCAGCACGCCCAGGAACTCGGCATGGTTGCCGAGCTCGACGTAGTCGTTCGGCGCCGGCGTCGCCGTACAGGCGAGCCGGAACGGGATGTCGCGGCACAGTTCGATCAGTAGCGCCCGCGTCTTCGAGTCGTGTGCCTTGATGATCGATGATTCGTCGAGCACGATGCCGGCGAACCAGGACAGGTCGAACTGCTCGACCCGATCGTAGTTGGTGACCACGATGGTCGACCGTGCGTCGCGCTTGTCGCGCGCGTAGGCGACGTCCGGAATGCCGAACTTTTCCGCCTCGCCGATCGTCTGCTGCGCCACCGCGAGCGGCGCCAGCACCAGCACCGGCATGCCGGAAGAACGCGCAACCGCCTGCGCCCAGGCGAGCTGCTGCAGCGTCTTGCCGAGACCGGTTCCGGCGAAGATCGCCGCCCGGCCGAGCCGCAGCGCCCAGGTCACGATATCGCGCTGGAACGGCCGCAACGCCGCCGGCAGATCGCCGATCTCGGACGGATCGAGCCCGTCCGGCTGCGGCCTGACCGCCTTGGAGGCGAGGAACGAATGATAGTCGTGCACCGTCATAGCCGGATCACCTCGGAAGCAGACACCGTCGGCATCGCCGGCGGCGGATAGAGGCCGGCGAGCGTCGCGATCGGCAGCGCGTAGAGCGCCGCCGGCAGCGGATGGAGCGCCAGGTGCGGCTCCGGCTTGCCGTTCATACCGGTCAGCACCTCCGGCCACTTCTGCGGCTCCGGCCCGCGTGAGCCGGCGACCCAGACGAGATATCCGGTCGCCGTGTTCACTCTTGCGCTCCCAACGGTTCGGTGATGTCGCGATAGCGCGGGATGTCCTCGCCCACGCCGGCCGTCTGCCACTCCGGAAACGGCGTCTCGGCAGCGCGCTGCCACCACACCCGCCGCCATCCGGTAAACCCGCGGATGGTCTCGTCGATCGTCACCGCGCGCGCCCACGGATGGCGCCATACGTACCAGTAGCCGCCGTGCTGCGCCGGACCGCACGACGCGATGGCATATCCGCGGATGCGCCAGTGCGACAGGATGTAGACGCGCTCGCCCTCGAACACCGGCGGCCGCTCGCAGCCGCGCAGCCGGAACGGCCACGCCACGCGCTTGTAGGGCGCCTTCGCCCCGGCGAGGTCGCCTTCGGCGAGCCATGCGGCCCACTGCTCGCGCGGAACGGTGACGACGATGTCGCTCATGGTCCGACCCCGAACTGATGGAGAACCGCCCGGCCGGCGAGGGTCGGTAGACCACGACCGCCGGCTGCCCGGTCGCATCCTCGTCGTCTGCATGCTCGACGCGCTCGACCAGCCCGGCACGCTCCAGCGCCGCGATCGTCGGATTGCCGCCCGGCCTCCGCCAGTCGTGCACGCAATAGCCTTGCGGCCGATCGGCCCGGCGCAGCGCGTAGAGAGCGCCGCATTGCCCGAGGCTTTGGCAGCACCGGTCCGCCGGAGCATGGAGAAGGCCGGATCGCGGATTGTGCGCGCAGCCGGCCGGGAGGATACACGGCGTCACGGCTCGACCTCGACCGGCTTGCCATCACGCAGCTCATACCAAGTCAGCGGCTTGATGCCGTCGCGCCCGGCAATCCCAGACCACACCGCAAGAATGTTCCAGTCGCCATCACGCTCGACCAGGAACAGTGCGCATCCGTCGGCCCCCATGACACGGCCGCATCGTCCCGATGCCATCGCCGCGCCGCTATCCCCGGTCGCGCTCGCCGCGCCGCTATCCCCGGTCGCGCTCGCCGCGCCGCTATCCCCGGTCGCGCTCGCCGCGCCGCTCCAGCCGGTCGCGCTCGCCGCGCCGCGAACCCCGGTCGCGCTCGCCG